GCTGGCGAGAAGTTCCACAGTATCCAGGTGGTCCTCTAAGAGGCGAAGAGTTTAAAAAAGAAACTATCGCCAACACTAGCGCGGAACAGTTTAACCAAGAATTTGAGTGTTCGTTTATAGGATCATCTAATACTTTAATTTCTTCTTCAAAATTGAACATTTTGGCTCCAAACGACCCGATTCGGTCGCAGGAAGATGGTCTTAAAATTTTTGAAGAGCCGCATCCAGATGGAATATATTTCCTGTTGGCTGACGTTTCTAGGGGTCAGGGTGCAGACCATTCTGCGTTTATTGTGGTAGAAGGTAGCCAGTCTCCATATAAAATAGTTGCTGCTTACCAAAATAATACCATAAGCCCGTTTGTTTATCCTACCGTAATTAAAAATGCAGGAGAATTGTACAACAATGCATATGCAATGATCGAAACCAATGACATTGGTGGTCAAGTTGCCAGCATCCTGTACAATGATTTGGGTTATGAAAATATACTAATGACCCAGACTAAAGGTGTAAAGGGGCAAGTTTTGTCACAAGGTTTTGCTTCCGGCAGATCTGAAATGGGTATTCGCACTACCATGCAGACTAAAAAAATTGGATGTGCCGTCCTGAAACGTTTAGTAGAAGAAGACAAAATTTATTTAAACGATGAACGTATTATTCGGGAACTCATGTCATTTGTTTCAAAAGGAAATACGTTTAGGGCAGAAGATAAACAGACCGACGATTTGGTAATGTGTTTGGTATTTTTTTCTTGGCTGACTAGGCAAGAATATTTTGCAGATTTAATAGAAACAGCAAAAAATAAATATTCTAAAAACGAGGGACAGGCAGCTGAGGACGACAACGTTCTTTTTATGGCGGGAAATACTGAAAAAGCATCTGATGATGTAACACCAGATGGGTGGTCTGACGGACAGGTTGTTTGGTATCCCTCATAAAAAATCTTATAAATACTAGCGAGGAATACTATGGGATTACCAACAGGACCAGGATCACTATCTACAGTACCAAACAGCCCCTTTACGGATTTTATTGACACTCAGGCTCTTAATTTTGAGTCAGAAACACCACCAAGTGATGTTGCAAAGACACTAGTGGCTGCTTTATCTGCTGGATACTGGCAAAGCGGATCTCCAACTCCAGGAAATCAATTCCCGGGATTAACTGCATGTGGTCTTTATGGTCTTTTAAAGATAGCACAGGAGTCATCTGTACCAGAAGTTTCAGTGCAAATTTTAACCAGTTCTGACTTTTCAAATAGAGATTATGAGTTTTCTCAAGATACACAGGCATTTATTTTTAAAAATCCACAGGGATTTATTGGTTATTTGAATGCTATACACAATAACATAAATGCTATCATTAGAAACTATTTGCCAGTCAGTCCCGACTCACTGGGTTATGGAAGAACCGACGCAGCATATGCACAACAGGAACTTCAAACAGCGGCATTGAATACAAATAGAAACAAATTTTTATTTTTAAGAGATATATTTTTACCGGGATCCTATACTGGAAACACTGGCGGTGTTTTGCCAGAAGATCAAATTACTTCTACAGTTGATTTTAAAGGCGGCGGTATAACTGGAGCATTTGTGGTATATGACAATACAAACAGTCAATATACTCTAAGTCGAACTGGAATTGAATTTTATACAGTTTTAAACTATCTTTCTTACGGCGGTATAGCATGCGTTGGTGGTGATTATTCTTTCTTGGATACTATTATGCCTTTTCCGCTCCAATCGGGTGCAGATGTCATCATGACGTTGGACATGACCTCATATCTTGATGCTCAAGGAATTACTACTGGAAATAATAGAGCTGTTTATGGAGCTCTTCCATACTCATATGCAAGCGGAAACACATATAACTTCTGCCATGGATCAAGTGCAGATTTCTTAAACAACAGCTATGCAAATGTTGTTAAGCGTAACAATATATTCAATGCCTTGTTGGATACCGGAAATGCTGCGCGTGAAAACTTTGTGATTATCCACTCAGGTCTGTCCGGTTCCGATTTTAGTTTAGCACAGAACAGTACAACTGGAAATTATAGCGATGTTTATCGATATCCAGGTTTGGATGGAAGATCTTCACTGTATCAAGATATTCAAAGCGTTGCAGGTCTAACTGCTTATGTTCTAAATGGAGCAGCACTTAATAAGACCTTCTGTATTATTGGTCTAAAAACTAAGACAATTGCTACAAACAATTTTGGTCAAGATGGTACACTGCAAATCACCATTCCACTGATCAGTGACGTAGCAGGTGCAATGCACAGAGCAAAGGTTGCTGGAAACGTCTACATCGCCTCCACCGGATCAAATCTGGCGTCGGTTCTCAATGTAGATACTATTACTCCAGCGGCTCCTAGTTCTGCTTGGCAGTTTGGCGATACATTGAAGCGCAAGCGCATCAACTATTATCAAGCAGGAGTTGGAAGTGGCTATTATCTGGCTTCAGATTACGTAGGCGTCACTGGCGCATATACTGCAAACAACAGAGTCGGTGTTCCAAGTTTGATTCAACAAGTAAAAACCATTGCAGAAAATGCTATTGCACAGTATGTGGATGCCGCAATAAGCAACACTGCAACATGGGCAGCTGCACGCACCAGCGTAATAAATGCACTCAATAGTGCTGGTTCTAATCTATTGAATGCTCTTGATACTACTGGTACCAGATCTTTTGATTCACCCGGAATTGTAGTTTGCGATTCAACAAATAACACTCCTAGCAGTGGAACTTTGCGAGTTGACATTAAAATTTATCCAAAGCAAACATTCACATCAAATCCCGGAACTGCAGTCAATGGCTTCCTCGTAACTGTAACAGCACAGGAGTAATGAATGAGTCAAACCATTTCAGACTTTAAAAATGGGTTTAACGGCGGCACTAGAGCCAATAGATTTTCAATTAAATTCAATTGGCCAGCTGCTGTTGAAGCAAGTGATGTAAATTTGACATACCACGCAGTTGCTGCAAAGCTCCCCGAAGGAGAACTTGGAAGCATTTCTATTCCTTACAGAGGTCGCGTGGCACACTTTGCAGGCGACAGAGATTACAAGCCGTGGACTGTTACTATAATAGATGATACTGGAAACAACGAGTCTTGGTCACTATTTCACAAGTGGTCAAATCTTTTAAATAGCCACGTATACAATACATCATTAGATCCAACATTTGCTGCAAATGGTAGCAATCTATTACTAAAAACAATTGAGGTAAATCAACTATCTCATTCTACAGGAAATAGTAACCTTAATACAGCAGGGCACGATGTTCTTAGAACAATTAATTTAAATCATGCTTGGCCATCTGAAGTAGGCCAAATTGGATTTGATATGGGCGAAGGTGGAAGTTTAGTATCATTTACCGTAACTTTTAGCTACGATTACTACGAGCTAAAACAGATACAAAATTAAAAAATAATTTAATATGAATTTAACAGACTTTAAAGATCAATTTAATGGTGGTACCAGACCAAATAGATTTTTGGTAACAGGTGCAGTTGGTAAGTATGGTGGTGCTGAAACTCCACATACTTTCCACGTTCGTTCAACATTTCTGCCACCTGTAACAAACATTACGTTAACTTTAAATGCTTATGGTAGAAAAGTAAATATTCCGGGAGATAGAGAATATTCTCCATGGCAAATGACCATATATGATGATATCAAAAATGGATCAACACCTCAAGCCAATCCTACGCATTTATGGGATTTATTTACCAAATGGCAAAATGAAATTAATAGCCATAAATTCAATCAACCAGATAAAAGTGGAGCTCCCGGGCCGGAGCCATTTTTGCAATATAAACGAGATTGGACAATTCAGCATCTAGATTTGAATGGTAATTCGACTGCACTAAAAACATTTCAACTGATCGGGTGTTGGCCCAAAACCGTCAGCGATATCGATCTAAACATGACTCGTCGTAATTTTATGAATACTTTTTCAGTAATTATGCTTTACGATGAAATAAAAATTAATGGTAGTACTTTAGATACAACCGCTACCGGTCAAGACTTGCTGTCTTAATTGCATCTAAATATTGTGAAAGATCATCATGAACATCGAAGTATTTGGATTTGAATTTGGTAAAAAACGCTCTCCACAAGATGCAAGCGCATATGATGTTTTAAGTGGCCCAAAAAGATTAATTGCCAAAGAAGAATTTGATGGAACCGTCGCGGTTGAAGCTGGCGGTGTATTTGGCACTTACGTAGATTATTCGGCATCTTTAAAGGACGAAAATGCAAACATCGTCCAGTACCGAAACATGTCACTGTACCCGGAAGTTGATGCCGCAATTGATGAGATCGTAAACTCCTCCATAGTATGGGGTACAGATCGCAAGCCAGTAAAATTAGACTTGACTGATGTACCACTGTCCGACATGGTAAAGCGCAAGATGCATCTCAGCTTTGAGCGCATTCTGAAGATGATGGATTTTAATTCAAAAGCATATGAAATCTATCGCAGATGGTATGTTGACAGCAAGCTTTTTTACTATATCATCATTGATGAAAAAAATCCAAAAGATGGAATTCAAGAACTAATTCCTCTTGATCCGTTAAAAATTAAAAAGATTCGAAATGTTCAAAAAGAACCAGCTAGCCTGAGTACTGGCATGGTAGCCCTGATTAAGAATATTGAAGAGTTTTATCTTTATTCGAATACAGATAAAGAATCTTTTTTGACTACTCCAAATCAAGGAATTAGAATTGCCAAGGATGCTATTGGATACGTCCACTCAGGCATCATTGACCTGAATAGCAAGCGCGTAATTGGCTATTTACACAAGGCAATCAGACCTATCAACATGTTGCGCCAGTTGGAAGACGCACTGATGGTTTACCGCGTTGCTCGCGCACCGGAAAGAAGAGTATTTTACGTAGACGTTGGTCAGCTTCCAAAGCAAAAAGCAGAGCAATATCTACGTGACATGATGTCTCGTTTCAGAAATAAAATTGTTTACAACCAAGGATCTGGTGAAATTAAAAATGATCTCAACCATTTATCGCTTCTTGAAGACTATTGGATTCCTCGCAGAGAAGGCTCCAGAGGCACCGAAATTTCAGTGCTGCCGGGGGGCC